GGACAGGGTGACCCTAAATATAACTATGACCTATGACACTACCAATAGGAACCACCATTGAATGTAGATAACCTCATAGAAGAGTGCGCGGACGATCCTGCGTTCTTTGTGGAGGTGGTGCTAGGAGCGAAGGCAGACCCCTGGCAGAAAGAAGTCATGGAGGCGGTAGCCCGAGGGGATAGAGGAGTCAGCATCCGCTCTGGTCACGGAGTCGGCAAGACTAGCTGCCTGTCCTGGCTCGCACTCTGGTGGGTGTTCACTCACCATCACGCCAAGGTGGTCATCACAGCACCTACGTCAGCGCAGTTGCACGATGCGCTACTGCCAGAGGCCAAGTCATGGCTCAAGCAATCCTCTGATAAATTCAAAGAGAGATTCAACATCAAGGCAGACCGCATAGAGCTTGCCTCTGATCCAGAGCGAAACTTCATATCGGCCAGGACCAGTCGCGCAGAACAGCCAGACGCGCTCCAGGGTATTCACGCCGACCATGTGCTACTTATCGCGGACGAGGCTTCGGGCGTGCCCGAGCAGGTTTATGAGGCCGCTGCTGGATCCATGTCCGCGCATCACGCCACAATGGTTCTAGCAGGAAACCCCGTGCGCTCCACAGGCTACTTCTACGACACCTTCCACAAACTGGCAGACCGCTGGACTACCTTCCATGTGTCCTGCGAGGAGACGCCGAGGGTGTCTCAGGAATATATTGAAGAGTGCCGCCTGCGTTACGGGGAGGAGTCCAACACCTACAGAGTTAGGGTCTTGGGAAAATTCCCCCGTGCTGATGACGATACGGTTATCCCACAGGAGTTGGTCGCGGACGCAATTAGTCGAGATGTGCTACCTACGGAGTTCGGCCCGATGGTATGGGGTGTGGACGTAGCGAGGTTCGGCGCAGACGCATCCGCTCTGTGTAAAAGAAGAGGTAATGCGGTCACGGAACCCGTGCGTATCTGGCGCAACCTGGACACCATGCAACTTACAGGGGCGATCAAAGCTGAATATGACAGCACAGAAGACACGCCCTTGGAGATATTTGTGGACGCCATAGGATTAGGTGCTGGGGTCGCAGACAGGCTCCGAGAACTCGGACTGCCAGCCTACGCGATTAACGTGGCAGAGAGTCCAGCACTTGGTAAGCACTATTTGAACCTTAGAGCGGAACTCTGGTATAAGGCCAAGTCGTGGCTGGAGGCCAGGGATGTACGCCTGCCCAGGGATGAGCGTCTGAAAATGGAGTTGGTGACAGTGCGCTACAATTACACATCTACGGGCAGGGTGAAAATCGAGTCTAAGGCCGACCTAAAGAAGCGTGGGGTGGCGAGTCCAGATGCCGCTGACGCCTTCATGTTGACTTTCGCCTCTGAAGCAGGTACAGCTATAGGTGGTCGCGGCGGCAGGCACAGGGGCAGGATCAAGCGCGACCTGATGGGTATAGTATAGGGGTGATCTCACTCTCACCCCTGTACTACCTGGCTTTCATAATCCAATAAGGACTCGGGGCCGTTGGCTTACACAGAAGACCAGACGCAGACCGAGGGGGCCGCACCGCCCGAGCAGATGACAGAAGAAGAGGTGCAGATCGCAGTTCGCCAATATATCGAAGACGCTATTCAATACATTGACGATGACATCAGCCCTATCAGGGCAGAGTCAACCAGGTACTATCGCGGCGACCCGTTCGGTGATGAACAGGACGGCAGGAGTCAGGTAGTCAGTCGGGATGTGAGAGACTCCGTGCAGGCCGTACTACCCTCTATGATGAGGGTGTTCTTTGGTAGCCAGAAGTTTGTGGAGTTCGTACCCCAGGGTCCAGAAGATGTAGCACAGGCTGAACAGGCTACAGACTACATCAACTACGTCATCCAGCAGGACAACGATGCGGTAGGGCTGTTCTATAGTGTGTTCAAGGACGCGCTAATGAATAAGGGCGGATTTATTAAATGGTGGTGGGATGACTCAATTGAGGTCACAACACACACGTTTGAGAATCTAGATGAGGGAGAGCTAGGACTTATCCTTCAGGAAGAGGGCGTAGAGGCTGTGACAGTCGAGGCCCGTCCAGCACCTAACGTGCCCCAAGAGCAGGCCATGATGATGGAAGCACAAGGTATGCCTGTGCCCCAAATCTATGACGCTGAGATTACACGCAAGGTCAAGCGCAATAAGGTTAAGATCGAAACAATGCCCCCCGAGGAGTTCTTGGTGGACGCAGCCGCGACTAGCCTTGAGGACGCTATGGTGGTAGGCCACAGAACAATGGCTACGGTGTCCGACCTGGTTGCCTTGGGCTATGACAGGAAAATGCTGGAAGAGCATCTGTCGGACGAGGTGGCGTTTACGGACACAGACGAGTATTGGGCGCGGTACAAAAACCGATCCTCCATGAGTCCACTATCCTCCTATGAGCGCAGGCGCGTTCTGTATTGCGAGGCTTGGTGCTACATCGACTATGACGGTGACGGTATAGCGGAACTCAGACGGGTATGCACAGTTGGCGACGGTTACAAGGTTGTAAACAATGAATCAGCGGATGAGATACCGTTCGCTATGTTCGCCTGCGATCCAGAGCCACACCTGTTCTTTGGCTCCGATCTGGCCGACCTCACAAAGGATATCCAGAGAATTAAATCTGCTGTACTGCGTGGTATGTTGGATAGCTTGAGCTTTGCCATCCACCCGAGAGTAGGGGTGGTTGAGGGTATGGTGGACATTGATGATGTCCTTAACCCAGAAGTAGGATCAATTATCAGGATGCGCCAGCCTGGTATGGTGCAGCAGTTGGATGTGCCGTTCCTGGGTAAGGAAGCGTTTCCTATGGTCGCGTATCTGGACCAGATGAAGGAATCACGCACAGGCCAGACCGCTGCATCGCAGGGCCTGGATCCAGATGTGCTTCAATCCACAACCAGGGCCGCTGTAACCGCCACGATTCGTGGTGCCGAACAGCACCTGGAAATGATAGCCAGACTGTTTGCCGAGAATGGATTTAAGCGTCTATTCAAAGGACTTCTCAGGCTTGTTATCACGCACCAGGACAAGGAGCGCGTTGTGCGCCTTCGTAACGAGTGGGTGCCAGTGGATCCCAGGGTGTGGAACTCCTCTATGGACTGCTCTGTGAATGTGGGCCTCGGATCAGGGGTAACTGACGAGCGGCTGGCGGTGCTGAACAACATCGCGGCCAGACAAACTGAGGCGATGGAAAAACTTGGGCCAGACAATCCATTAGTCGGCCTGGGGAACATTAGAAACACGCTTGCCAAGATGTTGGAGATCAGCGGCTACAAGGACACCGACCAGTTCTTTAAGCCAATTCCAGTGGACTGGCAACCGCCGCCGCCTGAACCTCCACCACCAACACCCGAAGAGTTGCTGGTGCAGGCTCAGATGGCGGACATCCAAGCTCGCACGGCGGTTGACCAACAGAAGCTGGGCATAGCCGAGCAGAAGGTCATGTTGGACGCATCTAAGGCCCAGCAAATGGATGAACGCGAGCGTGCGAGAATCGCAGGTGACCTTACAATTAGGGAATTTGAGGCAGAAGAAAAATATCAATCCAAGGTAGACCTTGAAATCCTGAAGAAAATGCTAGACAATGAATAACCTGACTCGCGAAGAGAAGGGCAGGCGAGCGCAGGAGATACTTGAAGATCCTGTGTTCACCGAAGTTATCGAAACCGCAAGAGCCAGCATCGTTACACAATGGCATCTAACGGATCTGAACGAGGTGAACACTAGGGAGAATTTGTTCATGCAGGGACGGGGACTAGATGAGGTTGTTCGTGGACTTCGCACCCTGGTCGCTGATTGGGCTGTAGAGAAAAAGCATAAATCTAATAAACGGAGAAAATAGTGAGCGAAACAACAGTCACCAACCCAGTAGGGAGTGACCGTCAGCGCACTATGGACGAGATTACAGATTCGTTCAATGAGATGCTTGTCGGAAAACCAAAGGAGCAGCCCGAGCCAGTTGAGGCAGAGGACTCCCTGGAAGAGCATGAGGTAGAATCCGAATTATCCGACGATTTGGATGAAGTGGATGAGTTCGCAGACGAGGAAGCTGACGAAGAACAATCCGAAGGCGAAGGTGCAACCTACCGTGTACTCGTAGACGGCAAAGAGATGCAAGTTCCGC